GGAACAGTTGCTATTGATGAATATGCACAAAGAAGAATTAAATCAAAGTTAGATGACATTGACGAAATGCTAAACCAAATGGGTAAGGTTATTGTCAAGTTAATCCAACAAACTTACACAGACGAAAAAGTTATTAGACTGATGCAACCAGATGGTAGAGTATCAGAAACCACTATGAATCAACCTATGTACGATGATTTTACTGGAGAAGTCTTAGGTAGAATGAATGATGTCACTATTGGTCAATATGACCTAATTGTAGTTAGTGGCTCAACATTGCCTTCTAACAGATGGGCAAGGTTTGACTACTACATGAACCTATATCAGCAAGGCATTATTGACCAACAAGAAGTTCTTGAGCAAACAGAAGTTGCAGATACCGAAGGTGTCTTACAAAGAACAAGTATGATTAATCAGTTACAGGCACAGGTAGAAGAACAAGCAGAAGAGATTAAGAAACTAAGTGGTGATTTACAGACTGCACAAAGAGAATCAGTCTCAGATAGAAAACGTGTAGAAATAGAAAAATTCAAGACCAAACTAACAGATTCAGCAAACAAAACGCAGAAGGCAACTCAGTTGTACGAAGCACGTTTGCAAGATGAACTTGGTAAGGTTAAAGAAGATAACAGGGAAATAAAAAGTCAACAATTAAACCCAGTTGCTGTCGGATAGACAAATTGGGAAGGAGATAAAATGACAGAAGAAAATACCCAAGACGTTGCTGAAGAATCTACCCCATATTGGGGAGAAGAGGAAACAAACGTTGAGGAACCCTCAGTTGTGTTAGAGCCCTTCGATGATGAGGCTCCAGCACAAGTTGCAGATGCAACAGAAGTAGCCGATGCTGATGGCGAGGATAAAAATCGCTATGAGTACTGGCAAAGTCGTTACGACAAAAAGGCGAGTGAATTTGATGCTATGTCAAAAAAACTGGAGGAGTTTAATAATATTGCTCCTATTGCTGAGTATATACAAGGCAACCCAGATGTTTTGAAATCAGTAGCAAGGTCACTCTCTGGTGATACCCCTTCGGTTCCCTCGCAAGAGAAATCACAGGAATTACCACAGAAACCAGAGCGTCCAACGAAACCAATGAACTATGATGCAAGTGAAGCAGTTATGGATAGTGATTCAGACTCATACAAATATCGTGTGGCTCTAGATGATTATCGTGATGGCATGATAGATTATCAAGAAAGGCTTGAAGTTGATAGAATCAATGCTATGAAGGCTCAAGAGCAACAAATTGCTCAGCAAAGAGTAGCGTATGAAAGACAACAAGCAGAAGTTGGTATGGTAGAACAATTACAACAGAAATATGGATATACGCCAGAAAAGGCAACCGAATTTATGAAGTATTATTCTAATCCAGAATCCATCACATTAGATAATCTTGTCAGTCTCGATAAACTAAGAAGTGCTCCATCTCAGCAAGAACTTGCAACTCAACAGAAAGTTCAAGCGATGCAAAACTCTCAACAGAGAATGAAAGTGCCTACACCAACTGCTGTGCAGACTGGGAACGCACAACCTAATTTTTCTGATGAGGATTTGTTCAACTTGGGCTTGATGGCTAACAGTAGAAAATAAGCACATTAAAGGAGAATAATAATGGCTGACGGAGATACAAGAGTAATAGGTTCTAAGAACCTGGGCTCAAGTGGTATTCTGTATAACGAAAGAAGAGATTTCTACATTCGCCCAAACGTTGTCAAAGAACTTTGGACTGATGTAACGCCTTTTACGACTGTTGTTGCAAATCAAGCAACTATGTCTGGATTGGCTGACCCTTCTTTTAAAATGTTTGAACACAGAAACCCTTGGGTAAAACAGAAATTCAATTTGAAAACAGCAGTTGCTAATAGTGCTATGCCTGGTAAAGACGTAGCATCTGGCGATATTGCTATTGATGGTGCAGAAGGCATTCAAATTGGTTCTAATTTAATTGGACTTGAGATAGAGGTTTACTCTAGTGCTCATGCTCCTAAGTTTAGAGCAATCATTACCAATTACATTGCATCTGGCGATAAGATTAATATCAAATTGTTAGAAGCAAAAGGTACACTTGCAATTGTCAATACAGACTATGCGATGGTAATTGGTTCAGCATTTGGTGAAGGTACTAACTCACCAGAGGCTTGGAGTGATGACCTTTCTGTAGTCTTCAACCAATGTCAGATTTTCAAAACACCTGTAGAAGTAACTGGAACATTGTTACAGGCTTCTCTACGTGGAGAATCTAAAGAATTGGCTAGACTACGTGATATGAAGTCACAAGAGCATAAGATTCAGAAAGAAAGAGCGTTCTTATTTGGACAGAACTACTCTGGATTATCTGGATTTAGTGATGCTGAAGCGATTCACGATAAAGACGGAAATACTGTACGTACTACTATGGGTATTATTCCAGCAATTAAATCTGCTGGTTTAACTGGTGATTATAAGAATTACTACTCAGCATCTGATGTAGCCGACTACAGCAAATTCGTAGACGTAATGGAAAGAGTATTCCAGTACGTTCCAGAATCTGGTTTAAAACGTGCATTTGTTGGGGCTGGTGCTCTTGGACATTGGTCTAAGATGAGTTCTGCATCTGGTACTTTTGCTGGTGATTCTGGCTGGACAGTTAACTTAGGTGACATGAAGAGAGATGCTCTTGGATTCAATTACAGAGTTCTTGAAACACCTCACGGAGCGTTACAGTTAATTCCAACTCCATCATTGAGAGGTCCTTATAACAAAACAATGTTAGTTGTTAGTGATGAGAACCTTTTTCATGCTCAGTACAGAAAGCCTCAATTCCAGGCTTCTATACAGGCTAATGACTATGATGGTGTTAAAGACCAGTATATGTCTGATGAAGGTATAGGTATTTCTCTAGTTGAATCTCATTTCTTAATGGAAGTGTAAACTAGGAATATTAGAGGGGGTGGGTTTTCTCTGCCCCCTCGCCTTAGAATAATATGATATTTCAATTACAAATAGAACAAGTCGTAGGAAGACCATCATTATCTGGCTCCTCATCTGATACACTTGCTTATAGGAACCAGTTAAATAGTTACCTAAAGCAATCTGCTAGAACTATTATAGATATGCTACCAGATGAAGTGTTAATAAAAGATTGCATCTTGACTGAAATAACAGATGATAATGGTGTAGATGTTACCGATAAGAAAATAGTAAAAGTACTTAGAAACAATGTAGGCTGTGTAGAAATGCCATTAGAATTAAAGAGTTATGCTCTTAGTGGTTCTGATAGCATTTATGAGCCAACAAAAAGAGCCCCAATATATTACATTGAAGGACAAACAACAGTAGGTGGAAAGTTATTTGTTAAACCAACTCCAAGTGGGTCAGAAAAAGGTCAACTTTATTCTGCATCCTATCCTACTCCTTTGTTTTCTCAGTCTACTATTGGCAATTTCCCAGATACAGCCGAATATGCTGTTATTTTGGGTGCAAGTATTAAGTTATTGCAATATAGAATTAATAGGTACTTACACGAAGACGAAGACATTGAATTGGCTCAAATGGCTCAACAGGAATTAGGTACTATTCTAGGAATGTATAATCAAGAAATGCAAAGACTAGGCGTAGCAGTACAACAGGGGGCACCAAGTGGCACAAACTAATCAAACAACTGCTAACTCTCCTCAACATGGATATGGACTAACACAGCAACAACTTATAGAGTTAATACGTACTCATCATCCAGAAATGCTAGAGAATGAGTGTCGTATATATTTAAACCAAGCAATGAGAGAGTTCTGCAAAGAAACAAAAATTTTACGTGGTGTATTTGATAAAACTATAGCCAATGGAGTTAGGTGGTATCAGATAGACGATGAGATAGTATCAATTAATTTAGTTTATTTTGATGGGAAAAGAATACAGAGGTTACTAAGCCCACCAGATGAACAAGACTTGGACTTACAATAATGGCAAAAGTATTTTGGGTAGACAAAGATGCACTAGCAATTGCTGATTATGACAATGCTGGTAACGCATCTGGACCAACTGCTGGTACGTTAACAATACACGCTTCAAGACATGACTTTCCTTTTGTCAAAGTAGACAATGGTGGTACAGTAGCAGATGGGGCTGGTGGGACAATACGTGTAGAAACAGGAATTAAGGAATCTCCTACAATGCCTGTAGAGTACCATGAAATATTAACATATAAAGCCATTGCACATGGTTATGAGAAAAAAGGCAATCCTAAGATGGCACAATATTTTCATAACAAATTTGCAGAGGCTATAGCCAAAGGAAAACAAGAAGCAAACTCTCACAAAAGTGAAGAAGTAGGTATCAATATTATTGGGACTGAATTTTGAGAGGTATTGCATCACAAGAGGCTGGGACTACTTGGAAAGATTCTAAACTTAAATGGGTTCATACAACTCATATGTGGAAAAGTATAACTGAGATTATAGGCAGAGGTATTAAAAACGTTACTGCTACAATAAAAGGCGTTGTCTCTAGTAGTAACACAATTAGAGGGATAAAAAACTAATGGCATTAGGCGATTATACAATACAAGGTAGTTACGCTGATGTAATTAACATATTTGATGATAGCAATCCAAATGTTGGGTTGTTAAGTACAATGAAAGCAGTCTCTGATGGTAAGGGAAACAAAACACCATTATTGATAAGCGATTCAGCAGTAGAAATCAAAGGTAGTCTAGGCGTAGAAAAAGTATTTACGTCAGATGGCGTAATAGGAAAAGAAACTGCATTAACCTCGTCTAGTATTTTACTTAGTTCAGACCACGTGGACTTAAAAGTAGGTACTGATTCTGTGCTACAAGCAAGAAAAACAGGCGAAATAAGATTAAAGAGCCTTTCAAATGCACCAACCTCTGGTAGTGCATTAGGGGATTTAATAAACCAAAGTGGTACACTATACGTGTGTGTAGGTGTTTAACTATAACTGTAAATAAGGAGTAAGCGATATGTCAGTCACATACGCCAAGGTGGTCGTTGAAGATTCATCAGACCACATTGCACAAACCTCAGCGAAGGCTGACCAGTTAAAAACTGCTAGGACTATTGGTGGTGTATCATTCAATGGTACTGCAAACATTAATTTACCTGGTGTAAATGCAACTGGAAACCAAGAAACTACTGGAGCATCTGGTAGTTTAAAATCATCTGGTGCTATATCAGCATCTGGAGACGTAAGTACATCTGCTGGTGTCACCTACACAAGTGGTGGTGCTGTAGCACTTACGTTAGGAATTAACGATAATAAACTAGAACCTGGTATGTTCAAAGGTCCTTTAACTAATAAGTTAGGAAATGGTACAAATGGACAAGTATTAAAATCTAGTGGTAATGGAACTTTTCTATGGGGAAGTGCTGGGGGAGTAACTGAAGTTACTGTAGGAACTGGACTAGATGTTTCTAATGGAACTACTACTCCAAGTGTAACCTTAGATTTATCTGAATTAGCAGATGGAACTGCTGACGTTGTAGGTTCTGAAGACAAGATGGTTTATCTTGATAACGGAACTCAGAAGTCAAAGCATCTTGACGATATTAAACTAAGTCAATTTAGTAATGACTCTGGTTGGGCGTCTGGTACAGTTACTTCTGTAGCAACTGGTAAAGGTCTTTCTGGTACAGTTACTAGTACTGGTACTATCAATTTATCATTTGGAAACTTAGATGAGTCTACTGGATTTACAGGTGGTAACGCTATAAATGGTGAAGTTGATATGCTTGTTGGTTATGA